CTAACAACTTTACCCATGTTTGAGATTCCATCATAGGTCGTTGTGTGCCCATCCATGCACTTCTATTAAACTCTCTGATTTCTTTTCTTATTTCTGTTTTTGTCAATCCAAAACGTTCTGCCATTTCGTACGTGTTTTCTTTGTTTGGTAAAAGTCTATACGGATGATACCTTGCACCTCTTTCGTCAAACAAAGTCCTTTGTAGCATCCATTTGGTGAAATGGTGTTCCCATTCCAATAGGACCCCGTCAACGTCTGTTAGTATTATTCGATTATTTGATATCGGCATCTTCCATTCCTGCTACTCTCAGTTTTACAATGTTTGTGATTTGCCATTGTTTCTGATCCAGTCCTTTGGTGATACCTAAGTATTGATTTCTTATTAATGCAAAGTCATTTACAATCTTTGTTAAATCAACTACATCGTCTTCTCCGTCAACATATTTTTCAGCATCTCTGCTTGATAATGCTCTGTTGTAGTTTTCTAAAAATTTTTTGAAAGTTTTTGATCTTAGTCTACGAAGTTCTATGTTTAGGTATTCTAATATTGCTTCAAGTTGTTGTAGTTGTCCAAATCTTTCTTCAACTATTCCTGGCAGTGCGGCACTGGCCCTCTCCAGGTTGCCATAAATTTTGCATTGTTTTTTTGCTTCTTGCAATTCTGCTTCAAAATATGCAACACAATTTGGAATTTTATCTAAACTTCTGCTTACTTCGTTGTACCAATTAATCATCGTCGCCGTATCCGTCTGAATCATCTTCATCTTCGAACACAGTTGCTATTGCTTCTTCAAGTTTTGGATCGTATTCGGCAGATGCTTTGATTTCATCTTGCTCTATTCCTATGTCTTCTAAACTTTTTATAAAGTCTATAGCCATGTCTGATTTCTGTCTTTCGGGTACGTAGTGAATTATAGAGGTCCATAATCTTTCGATGTCCTCGTGTGTAAAATCTATCATTTACTCTTTTTCTTCCTCTGTTGGTTCAATGGTTGCAGTTTCTTTGAACTCTGCCATTATCATATCTAATTTATCTCCTACCCATGCTTTTCTAAATTCTATGTGTTCCTTGCCTTTAGAATCTACATATTTTAGTCTGTTACCCTGCTGTACAAGTAAGCCTTTTTTCTCAAACAAGTCCACAAGTCCACTGTAAGGATCCATGCCTGTATCGTATGGAATTTTTACTTGCACTCCTTCAAAAGGTTTAGCATACCTTGTCTTCATAACTTTACAAGCGGCTCTGATACCTCTTACATCTGTAACTTTGTTACCTTTTTCGTCTTCTTTTAGTTTTAATTTCTTCATTGCAACCACAATACTTGATGCATAGATAAATCCTTGTCCACCTGATATCTTGTCATCTGGATCGAACATATCCTGTGATGCGTATGTGTGGTTAGTTGCTATAAGTCCCACGTTCCAACTTCCAAACATATTAACACAGTTTCTTACAAGTGCTGTTAATGCCTTAGGCTTTCTACCCAAGTCACCTTTCATCTCGCCTGCTTCAAACTGATTAACATCTGTTGGTGTTAGTAGCATACCCAAACTATCTATTACGAATAGTACTTTAGGTGCACCTTCTTTGTTGTCTGCGTGTTGGTCTTTATAACCTTTCATAAACTCTGAAACAGTCTTTGCTACATCATCAACCATAGACATACTTAATTTCATTAGTTTGTCTTCCGATGTGTCAACTTTTAATGCTTGTAGCCACTGTTCATCTAATGCATTCTCTGTGTCAATCAGTATAACGAATATACCTTGATCTTGTGCATTTTTAATAATGTTGCCTGATGCTATGTATGATTTACCCGCACCAGACTCACCGGCAAGTACTGTAACTTTGCCTAGGGGAATTCCTTTATTGAAATCGCTAGTCATTAGATAATTCAATGCATAATTTCCAGTCGATATCCAATCGGTTGGATCACTGAATCCTATGCCTAGTCCTTGTATTGATTTTGTGATACTTTTTCTAAATTTTGTTGCGTCAAAAACTTTTGTCATAATTTTCCTATAACACTATCCAAAGGAGTAATGCAACTATTAACACCCATGCAGGTATTTGTTTGTACAATATCCATTCGACAGCCTTTTGTATTTTCTTTTTCATATGTTTATTTTACTACACATGGCCCTAACAGTCAATATCAGGGCCATGGTAAAATGTCAGATTATTTTGCTTGTCTTGATCTGATCAGTTTCAGTATGTCCTCTGCTCTTTTGGCACTGTCACCTGCTGGAGCCGTAGCCGCCGCTGGTTGTGGTGCTGGTGCAGATTCTGTTACTGGTGCTGGTTCAGACGCTGGTGCTGGTGTACTTGCCGGTGTTTCTGCCACAGGGGTCTGTGGTTTAGCCTGGTAAGCCACGCCTGCAGGTCTGAAGTATTGTCCATACTGCTCTAGATCATAAGCCTCACCTTCAACAGATTTTTCAAATAATTCTTTGATTATTTTTACTTCTGCTTCAGTTGGTTCTTTTGGTCTGAAGTCGTTCAGATTGTGTAATCCGTGTGTCTCGATCGCGGCTCTTTCTGCCTCGTCTAATGCACGTTCTCTTCTAGACCATTTTGATGTTGAGTAGTCAGCATAACCACCCTTTGTGGTTTTTGTTATCCTGAAGTCTACACCTTTTACGTAATCAGTTGGCATTTCTTCCATCTCTGGATCCATTAGTGCCCCTCTGATTATGTTGAATATCTGAGGTCCAATTATAAATCTTCTGATTGGATTCTCAGGTGTTGTGTCTTCTGATAAAGGATTGTTGACTACGAAACCTTGGAATATGTAACTTTTCTTTTTCCAATATTTCCTACCCATGTCCTCCATGCTCTTGTCTTTGAACCATGGTCTCACTTCAGTGAGTACAGGACAAGTTTTGCCATACATCTCCATACACGGTACTTGTACTGTAACCGGTCTTGAATCTGTTTGACCCTTTATACCATTAAATGGTAACTTGATCATATTTCTTTCAGTCCAGAAAAAAGTATTGTTTGGATCCTTGTCAGGTAAGAATCTAACTACTGCTTCTGAGCCTTCTGATATATTCCAGTGTGGGTAGATGGCGTTGTCTCCGCCTGTGTTGGAAGTGGAGCGATTCACTTCTTGTGCTTTTAACTTCGCTCTTATTTCAGCCAATGATGCCATAATGTAAGCCTCCTTTTATTGTGCCTATGTTGTTTGTGCCTAAATGTATATTAGACATATAGTTTAATATACAACTATATTTATCTAATGTCTAGTACTATTATTGGTAAAATGCTAGGTTTTTGATACGATCTATTTGATTGTCGTATGCTTGTTCTTCTTCAGAAAAGAAATCTTCTAGTTGCATTCCAGCAAGTTCGATTGCGTCTTGTAGTGTGTATTCTTTGTCGCCAACTTTGAATTTGTCGCCTTGTTTCATTCCAGCCGCTTTTGCTTTTCTTACAGCATGAGCGAATTCGTTACCCTCGTCTGTTTTGTCAACATATCCAGGTGCACCGGCTTTCATTCTTTTGTAAGCAACTGTTCCACCGTCCTTGTCCGCTTTTGTTACATTAAGTTTAACAGGATTTTCTTTGTCTTTTTTTTCTGACTCTGGTTCTGGTTTTGGTTCTTCTCTTAATTTTTTGTAATTTTGTTTTAGATACTCTTGAGCCGCTTCCATGTCATTGCTTTTGAATGCTGATTTACTATCTTTATCTAAGACATCGTAAACCATTTTACCATCTTCACCTTTGTACATACTCACATAAGGTTTGATAGTTGCTTCGCCTACATTGTCTACCCAACTCTCAAATGCTTCTTGTTCTTTTGCTTTGCCTTTAAGATCTTTCTTAGGTGCAAATTCACCAGGATCTTTTCTTACTTCGTCTTTGAATGCTGGATCTTTCTGCATTTTTTTGTAGTCGTCGATGTATCTTTTTGCTAATTGTACAGCAATTTTTTTGTTTTTGATGTAGTCCGGTGTTGGTTTGAATGTTGCTGAATTTTCCTGCTCCATTTCGTCTGCTACTCTTGAAGCAAAGTTTGCCAACCTGTCCTCTTCACCTGATTTAGTTAAAAGTCTTGATGCTATATCAGAAAGTATAGAACTTAACATCGTATTTTTGTTTGTAAATTTTGTGTTCTGTAACATTTTGTCTGCAGAGTCGTCTTTTCTTAAAATAAGTTTGCTATCTGGATCTGTTAGGAAAGACTGTACTATTGCTCCATGATCAACAGGTGGCTGTATAGGTGCATCGATTGGTTCTGCATCTGGCTCAAGTTCGTTGATTGGTTCTTCTTTAGGTGCATTTTCTAATTCTGCCATTACCCTACTAATAAGTGGAAAAGCATCTTCAACTCTGCTGTCTAAATTTGTTTGTGTGAATTTTTCTCTTAATTTGTTTACAGTTTCATCGTCTAGTACTTGATCTTCTGCTTTCTTGTAACTCTTGCAACTAGATTCGTAGTGTCCTTGTTTAGAAAGATTTCTCATGTATTCTCTTAAATTTTCTAGTTGTAATTTTGTATTTTCAATAATATCGCCTGCATTATCATTTAATTGATCTTTGTTGCTAACATATCTTTGAAATGAATTTAATTTTGCTATGTCTTCTGAAGTTTTAATAATGTGTTCCCCAAACTCGTCATGTGGTCTTCCACCGTTTGCAACGTGTCTCATCATTGCTCTTGCACCTGCTAGGTGTGTCATTGGATACTTGAATCTTTCACCGTCTTCGTTCTCAATGTATAATGATTGTATCTGTCTTGATCTTGCTCCTGGCACAGTCTCGTCAACTTTGCCTTTGTGTCTGATTATCAATTTTGTTTTGTCTAGATTTTCGTATGAACGTTTGGCAGTGCCTGTCAGGCCTTCATTAACGCCTGCTAATTTTGTAATTCTTGCTAATTCTTCTGACATTTCATCAGTATTTACCGTTTTGTTCGTATCTGCAAGATTTTCATAATCCTGCTTCGTTAGGTTGTTTTTTGTGATATCTCTAACATCAAATCCTAATTGATGCTCCACAGCAAAGTCTTTGAGCTCTTTTAAGAATGCGTACCACTCGTCTCTGCTGTCTTCGTCTATTTTACTAACAAGATCTCTATTATAATACACTTTCATGTGTTCGCCGTCTGCAAGACTAATGCTTACAGCACCAAAAGTATCAGCATCTTCTCTGAATTCAAATTCAAAAAATACTGCACTGTTTGGATCAGCGGTAGCGGCGCCATTTTCGTCGCCTAAACGTATGTTTGCAAACTGTGATCTAATTTTGTTGAATAGGTCTACTGAGTTTTTTGGATTCATATAGCGTATTTATTATCCTGTGAACGATCCAAATATAGGCATTGGCGTAACTTCGCTGGTTCTGTCTGTCCACTTTTCGAATATTTTAGGGTCAAAATCGGCCAAGACCTTCATCATACGAGTCATTAATAAACAAGCACTTACAAGGTCATCATGCTGTCCTGGTTTTGCTTTGTAACTTAACCCCGACGCAACAAAGTCCTTCATTTCTGATATCAGCAGTTGAGAGTTTATTTTCATTTTGCCACCTTCGACAAGTTCCTTAAATTTTGTACAGGCGTCAATCTTATGTTTGGCTGTGGTATTGAATCCTCTTCTGAATTTCCTCCTGTGTCCTTTACGTATCGGTTCACTTAAGAACATTCCCATTATATTTTCTTCCCCAATATCCATCACACGCATAAGTGCGGCTTCACCTATTGTATTGTTTTCCATGCTGTAGAAAATTTGTGGTGTTGCACTGGCATCTTTCTCCATAATTGTATCATGAATATGTTTGTTGATGCCTTGCAAGATTCTTACTTGTTGATTCATTGGAGTCATATTGTGATGCCATTCACCTATTTGTTCAAATGTAGGCAGTTCAAATATTTGTATAGCGGCAAAATCTCCTCCTGTACCCATACTAGGATCCAAAGAAACCATATATGTGTGTCCTGGAGTTGGTCTCTTAAACCAACGTACCTGTCCTGTTGTCTCCACAGGTGTTGTTCCTTCCATATCTGCTAAAGTTAAACTGCTGATTAAAGTTTCGTCAAAAATTAAGAATTCACACTCGTGTTCCCTACGGAATCTTTCTTCACCAATTCTGGCTCGTTCTGCATCTGCCCAGGCTTCGTCTCTATCCGGGTGTTCAGACCAGTGAGCCTTCATGGCATAAAAGCCATTTGTTCCGGTTATCTTATCATTTCCATATTCGTCAAATCTCTTGTTTGCTTCTTTCCAAATCATAGCGAACTGATCTTCGTCACTATTAGGTGTTGATGTAATCATACATTTACCACCTGTACTCAAAGTTGGAGATAGTGATGTCCAAAATTCTTTGGCTTTTTCTGGTGGTTGCACGAAAGCAAACTCATCACAGTAAATCAATGTTAGTGACATACCCCTACCTGTGTTTTCTGTAGTAGTAGTCGCCATTATTTTTGATCCATTATCAAATTCTATAGAGTTTCTGTTATATTGGTTTACCCCTGCCTTGATCCATGAAGGCAACATCTCATATGCATAACGCACCCTTGACATGATATCTGATGCACCAGCATATTTGTGCGCCGCTATTAAGATCTGTGAGTCGGGTCTAAACATTGCATACCAAATAAGGTAACCGGATGCACATGTGGTCTTACCTGTTTGCCTTGGTAACATAGCAATGCTAAATCTATGATTGTTGTAACTTTCTATCAATCTTTCTTGATAAGGAAAGGGTTGAAAGGCCATTTCGCCTTTTGTAGGATGTTGAATTTTCATGAATTTTTTCATGAAATATATTGGGCCGGTGTTAGGGTCCATGCACTTTTCTAATTGTTCTACCTGTTCCTTAGAATATTTGTGCTTCTTATTGGCCTTTTTTATTTGGTCTGAATCTAAACTTACGTATGCCATAACGTAGTATTTAATACCTTAAAGTGTGGAGGAAAACTAACTTATTTTTTCTCTTTGGCTTCTTTGTCTTTTGCGGCCTTTTTCATTGGTTCAGTTTTGTTACCGTCCTTATCTAGGTCGATGTAGTCTGGTTTTGCCGCTTCTTGGTAAGCCTTTTTGAAATTGTCGTATTGTTCTCTCAGGCTATTTGCTAAACTTTCTTGAGTAATAGTGTCTTCCACTGCTAATGGATTGTCGCCCGGATATTCTTTTTTGTATTGAATTTTTTGTCTATTAGCACCGCCCGAATGCACATTTACTAAAGTGTCCACATCCGAAGTTTTTTCATCCGGTGTGTTTGCAAATGTTTCTTCTGCTTTTTCTTCTTCTGGTGCAGTCATCATGTCTCTCATTTTACCCATTTGCATACTGCCCATTGCATCATCGCCCGGTACGTCCATTTTCTTATTCATGGCACCTGGATCCATCTCAGGTTTGTCCATACCCATCATGTCTGGTGTCACTTGTTCTACACCTGCCAATTTTAAAATCTGCATCATCATTGATGCTTCTTGTGGAGTATCTGCTTGGATTTTGATATCTTCTTTTACAGTTTCTTTTTTCATCATTTTTCCTTCTCCTGCCGCAATGCCGTCTTCGTCGTCTTCTTCGCCATTTATTGCATTGTAAAAACCTCTTAGGCTTTCACCGTGTTTCTTTAAAAATTCTTCTCTTGAAAGTTTTTCTGCTTCACCATGTAAATAATCTTTCATTCCGCCCTCACTAACCTGTTTAGGATTTGTCTTCTCTACATTTTCAACAGCGTCTTTAACTAACTCTGGTTTAGTCTCTGCAATCTCTTGTAATCTTTTTAATACGTCGATCATTTCCATAATTATTTTGCTCCTGCTGGGTGTGGGTTTCCTTTTATTGGACCATCGTGTCCTTTAATTGGTGAAGGACTTGCTTTTTCTTCTTTACTCTGTGCTTCTTGAGTTTTGTTATCAGACCCTTTTTCGATCTCGTATCTATTGTCTTTGTCTTTCAATAATTCTTTTAACAAACTCATGTTTGCCTGTGTTGAATGAAAATCTTCTGCGTTTACTTTTGGAGAATCTTTCATTTCAATGTCTAATAATTTATTTTGGTATTCTGAATTCTTTGCAACCTGCATCTGGTCTTGGTATTCCTCAGTTGGCTCACCTGGCTTTCTAACAACGATATGTGTTTGTGGCAAGTTCATGTACACGCCTAGGTACTCTTTTAGTTCTCTGACAGACACCGGATAGTTTGTAGTCACATCATAGATGGTTACTTCTTCGTTGCTTAACTGCGGAAAATCTAAAGGCTGTGTCATAATAGGCGTTTTCTTACCTGCTGACATTTTTGCTACTTCAAACTTTTGTAAAGCAGTTTCCATTTTGTTTGCAAAGTCATCTGCAATTGGTCCTGCTACCTTTATTTTGTAGTCATACGACTTTGTTGATTCTGTAAGGTATTGTGAAAACGTGCTCATATGCAATATTTAGTCTTTTTTAAGTAGTTTCTTCATTAATTCATTACGATCAGATATTACAAAACCCTCAGATTCCTGTACTGCTGGGCCGTCTTTGTTTCCTTGGTCTATCTTCTGCTTTTTAAGTTGTAATTCTATCATTTTGAGTTTTTTGTCTATTTTGCCGCTTTTAGCATCTATGGCGTTTCTAAGGAAATTACCCGCTACTTCAAAAATTCTGCCCGAATAACGTGAGTCTACATTCATTCCCAAGTCCATCAAGTTCTTGTAACTCTCTTCTGCTTCTATGGCCAACTTGTCCAACTCAAGATCCGACAATTCGCCCAATCCTTTAACCTGAGGAAGTGCGGCCGCTACTTTGTCAAATTCAGCATAACTTTTCTCTAAATTTTTCCTTGTTTCTGGATCAACATTTTTCATTACTTCTTTTGTTTGATCTTTGTTTGCTTTGGCTTGTTCTTTTTTATCCACCTCTTTGAACGCTTCTTTTACGTTTGGTAAATTAAGAATATCTTCTAACTTTTTTGTCATGCCTATATTTACTTACGTTTGCCGTTGTGGAATAACTGCTCTTCTGATACGACACGGAATCCTATCCTTCTTTGCTTGGCATACGAACTAGCGGCCTCCCATTTGGCCTGATTAATTATTACCTGCTTCCTTTTACCCATACTCCTGCCGGCCTTTTCCATTGTGGTTTGAGCCATTGGTTTGACTTCAATCATCTCTGCATGTTTCTTCCCGTTCTTGTCCATGTAGATGATAAAAAAATCAGGAACGTACACAGTGTATTTGCCAGTCAATGGATGCCTGTAAGGTATCTTGATTGATTCTGAGGCCCATTGATACACGCTTGGGTGTTCGTCACACAATCTCATAAACGCATGTTCCCAACTAGATCTGTAAGTTGGTGTTCTTGTACCAACATATTTTTCTTTGTTCTTTGGGGAGAACTTACCTCGTGCAAATCTAGGAAGCATTAGTCTATTATGTTTCTAGATACTGTTTCTGTAGTGGTAAGTGTTTGTCTAACACCCAGTCTACTTGATTTGTATCTGTTGGCGTTTAGAATTATTGTTATTATTTCTGAAAGTTGTGCATCATCGACTACGGCAAGTTTATCTAATATTTCCCTTGCAGAAATGTTATCAATTTTTGCCTGTGACAATATTACATATGCAGTAGATTCAGCAGATGCTCTTTTAAATCCTCTGTTTACAAAGAAAGCAATAGTGCTGTCATACTCTCCAACATTAAATTGGTATTCTGTTTCGTAATTGTTCGTCGTTAATTTGTCAATTGTTTTCTGTAAATCGTCTTTTTCTTTTGGTGGTAAGTTTGTGTAAAAGTCAGCCATTATAATCCTACTTTCTCTGTTGCAATGCTTACGTCGTTAGTGTTTCTTTCAATTTTTAGATATCCTTCTGTAACTAGTTTCCGTACATCCGTAATTGCTTTGTTTCTATAAACAGTCTTTGTTGTTGCTGTGCTGTTTGTGTATTGCACATCTGACTCTGCAACTGTTAGGTTGTTTCTTGAGCCAATATCTTTGTAGTATATGCCAGACGCAATTTCATCTTTAAGAGTTTCGTCATTATTAATTAGATTAAAAGATTCGTCCGGAGTAAGGTAGTTTGTGTAATCCTGATTTGCATTTGTGATTACTCTTAAATTGTTTTTGTTATTGTTATCATTTGTGCCTTTTGCTGTGGCAATTATTGCTCCGGCGGCTACTGCGGCTCCAACATTAAATCCACCTACAGGATTAGTAATTGTACCGGCCTCTTTTGCGACTTCTAAAACTCCTTTTTTTGCTATGCCTTTCAATTCTTCTTTTGCATCTTTCTTTTTAATCTTTTTAGCATTGTTATAAGTGTTAGTTGCGGCTAGAATTGCTCCTAAAATATTGCCTTCTTGATAGTTTCTAATCACAGAACCTACTCCGTCAATTACACCACCTGGACCGAATATGCTATTTGTTCCTCCACCTAGCACCGTAAGTGGACTTGGCTCTTTGTCGTAGTTGATTGTAGCAAATCCAGGTACCGAATTCCTATTAATAACACCCGATTTATAGATTACAGTTTCATAGAGTATTTGCATGGCGTTGGACATTATGCCTGCACCATCTGCCTGATCCACGCCGTCGTGGCTGAAAGATCCTATAACTGGATTTACAAGTGTCATTGATGTAAATCTTTGCTTGTGAAGTACAAAAATTTCTATGCCTTTAAGATATGGTTTTTTACGCACTTTAGGTGTATCCATACCAAACTTTGTAATGCTTTTCTGTTCAATGCCATCATATGCATCGTCTTTGGTTGCGGCTATTTGCAGATCGGAGTTCATAGACACAGAGTCTGCAATGTTATATTCGTAATATTTTTTCCAGAAAGCGTTCACGGTATCTGCGTGATCGTCGTGGAAGTTTATGTTGACAGGCTCGTATGCTATCCTGGTTGCCGCATACATCTTCTTGTTGTACTGTGTTTTTTCTTCCATGCTCATGTTGTACCTAGGTAGGTCACAACTTTTTACTAACATGTTCAATTGGTATCTTTCGTTTTGATTGAATCCGTTGTAAAACAAAGTTTCGTCGGTGTTGAAAACCACATGAAACAGAAACTTCTGCTTTGGCATCAGTTTGTAATTGTCGTCTATATACAATCTAGATGCGTGTCGGTAGTCTTTCATACCCGGCAGTCCGTCCTGGAAACCTTTTAGAAAATTGTTAATGCTTGGCATATGGATATTTATGGCCACAAAAAAAGCGCCATATAAAGGCGCTTTGATTGTTTATAATTGCTAACTTAATTCTTATTAACCACCTGTACTTAACGTACCGATAGTTCTTGCAACTGCTGTACCAATTCCTGTTCCTGTCGGAGTTTGGATTGCGTTGTCATATCTAACTGACATTGTGATTGTTGCTGGATCTGAAGTTGCGTATGCTAGTGTGTTGTAGTTTACGTTTTCAACATATGCACCGTATAATTCAAATGTTTCTAATACATTTGGTGCACTTGCTCCGTTACCACCATCTAACATTTCAATTCTTGTTGTGAATTTGTAGTCAATACCAGATGCCGCACTTGACTGTTCGAAGAAGTCAAACTGTTTCTGGATCTGCTCACCAACTAGTTTAGTTACTGAGTTGTTCACGTCATCTCTCAATGTAATTGTAATTGGATCCCAAGTGTGTTTACCTGCAACATATACTTTAGAGTTGTAAACATCTAATGTAACGTTGTCAAAAGTCAAGTTAGGTCTTGTTATGTCGATAACTTGTTTTGTTAGTTCTGATCTTGGTGTTGATACTCCAAAATTTTCCAGTATTGCTCTAAAACGATATTGTAGTTTTGGCATCAATAAGCCTTGTGATGCTGAACTTTGATCGTTTGCTAAAGGTACTGTAAATTTTGATAAAGTTGATATTGCCATCTGTTTCTCCTATTTATTCAAAATTAGTTCCCTAACTTTGCAATTTCTCCTGTGTTTTTAATTCTCAACGGTATGTAAATGAATTCAACTGATTTGATTGGCTCAATTGCTATGTCTACATACAGTTCGTTTCTGTCAATCCTTGTAGCAGTGTTGTTTGTTTCGTCACAAACTACTAGGAAGTCAAATAGTGCTCTTTGACCAACAAGTTCTAACAAGAATGATTCAACTGCTTGTTTAATTTCATTTCTTGTAAGTTGATCATTTGGTTCAAAGATAAACGGTTTAGCAATGGCATCTAATTGTGTTCTTAGATATACTGCTAATCTTGATACGTTTATTCTGTCTAGTGCTGAACTTCCTGAAACTTTTGTTAAGTTTCCAAAGTTTACTATTCCTGAACCTGAGAAGAACGTAATTGGATTTACTTTAACTTCGTGCATTGAGTCTCTAACTGATTCTGTTACAGAAATAGTTTCAAACTCACCTGTACTTGCTTCAATGTATCCAACTGCTGTTGCGTTGTCAACAACACCTCTTCTAGTACCTGCTGGTGCGAACCATGGGAAAGCAACATTATCATTGTTTGCTAATACTCTCAACATCATGTGTGATGGTGGAACAACGATTGACTTGCCTGTGTTGTCAGTTGTTTGACCTGACGGGTAGAACACGCCCAAGTAATCGCTTCCGCTTACTAAACCGTCTTCACCGTTGTCACTTGCACCTGCTGTGTTGTTAGCCCAGTTCTGTATAGAAGTTGCTGTTCCTTCTAATCTGAAAGGTGTGTCTCCCAAGATGAACGCTGTGTTGTTTCTATCTGTGTTTAGGTTAATCATGTTTGCTATTAATTCTGGGTATCCAGGACAAGCAATTACATTGTAACCTCTTTGGTCTTCTCTGATTGCTTGGTTAGTGTCTATCTCAGATTTAAGTTGCTCAACAATAACTTTTCTCTGTGCTTTTCTGCCAAATGTTCCAGAACCGTCAGCATTGTTGCCTGATTTAGTAACCCATCTGTCTGGGTAGTAAGATGCAACTGATTCGTTGCTGAATCTCACGTTACCAAGTCCTGACGAACCTGATCCAGGATATTTTGTTGTTGTGATGTAACTGTTTTTGTATTCTTTTACATTGAAACCACTTCTTCTTGTGTTCCATAAAAGTATACCATTTGGAAACAATGAAGGATTTGGAGCATCTGGATCTAGGAAGTCATCACTCAATAAGTCTTTGATTGAACTTGGTGATCCTGCACCTCCTGTAGACAATGAATCTGCTTTGTCCGCCGTTGTGTGATATCTAGCATCTGCAAACACAATACCGTCTTCTGTTGTTTGGTCTGATTTGTCAACTAATTCCCAAGCCGCACCTGTTGTAGTAACAGCAACCTGGTTGTTTGTGTTAGTTGAACTCAACGTTGCCGCTGTGTTGTATTTGTAAAGTTTTGGATAGTTTTCTAGGTCGCTAGTGTCAATCCATAAGTCGTTGTTCACAAGTGCAGTACCATCTGACTGTGTAGTTGGTGCTGTTGCACTGAACTGTGGACCTGCTGGATCTGTTGTAGCGTAAACTTGTAGGTAACCTTTGAAAGTTGTTCCATTATGCACCATGATGTCCGCAACATCTGTGTTTGTGTCGTACCATAGTGTGCCGTCTGCTGGCTCATTTGTAGGAGCATTTACAGAAGCAGTGTAACTTAATCTCTTCCAGTTACTTGCCATTACTTCGTTACCAACTGTTGAGTCCTCAGATTCGCCTGTTGGAGTAACATATAAGTTGTCAATTAATGTTGAACTGTTTGCAGTGAATGTGCCATATGCGTGTGCATTTGACGTTCCAAAGCCTGCGTCATCAAGTGGTGTACCTGATGTGTTGTTCATTCTAAACTCACCGCCTAGTGCATGTGTTATTCTGATTGCACCTGCGTGTTCACCTGTAGCAATTATTTCTGCTGTCAAGTTTGTGAAGTTTGCCGCTGTGAAAGCCGTAACAAAATCATCAGCGTCTGCTAATGTTGAACCATCACCAGATTGTATTGTGACTGTTTTTGCAGTGTCCAATGCTTCTTGATTTTTAAGTGATTCTCTTACAGTGAAAGTTTCGTTGTGTGTGAAACTTGGACTTGTAGTTTTAGATGAAATAACTGTTGTGCCACCTTCGTATCTGAATAATTGGAAGTCACCAACATTTGTAGTTGCGTCAGCACCACTTGACAATGACTGTTCAGTGATGTTGAATTGTGTATAAAGTGCTCCAACTGATAAATTTGCTCCACCGCCAGCGGCATCTAAATTAAAGATTGCACTGTGATGTGTAGCATGTAATGGTGACGCTACTGTTGAGAAACTAGCACTTGCAGAACTGTAAAGTTTTGCAATGATGTTAGCACCAGAGTTGGCACTTGTAGTTTTGAACCAAACTGATCCGTTAGGTCTATCTTCGTCTGCTGTTTTCCAAGTTGGTCTAGAAGTGTGCGCCGCTTGTAAGAATTTAGCACCGTTTTTAACACCTGCTGTTATTCCTAATTCTGCTAATACACCGTTACCTTCTTCAAATCTAATTGTGTTAGCACCTGATGTACTGTCACCTGTTAATAGACCATTGTGGAATATTTCTAGGTTACCTGTTGTTGCGTTTACACTTGCTGAAACGTTTACAACACTTGAACCAATTGCTGTTGCAACATCTGATAATGCTGTGCCACCTGGTGTAATTGTTATTCCGTTTATTACAAAAGTGTTACCGCTTGAAACTGTTGTGCCTGATGCCACTGTCACTACTGGTAGTGAATTGTGCCATGCAAGTGATCCTAATTGTGCCCATGTGTTACTTGCAGTTTTTTTGTAAATCTTGTTTGAAACGTGTGTTGTGTTGATTGCGTAATCACCAATAGAACCAACTGATGTTTTTGGAGCACCTGTTGATACTGCGCCTACTAGGTCACCAACGCTAGTAATTAAAGTTGGTGTCTTAGCAGTGAATTTTTGATTTGCTTGTGACCACTCAAATATTCCATAACTGCTTGATGCAAGGTCTAACCAGTATGTTCCATCTGATGGGTCTGCTGTAGGAGCCGATGCACTTCCTACTAATTCTGAAGTGTTTATGTTTGCTCTTAATACAAACGCTCTGTTGGCAACTCCAAGGAACGAGTACGCCGCTTGTAATCCATATTCATTTAATTCATATCCATTTAATGAATTTCCTGATGCGTCTGTGTAGAATTTTGGATCTCCAAAAGTCTCTGTTAATTCTCTTTGCGATGAGATCAAGTATGCTGTATTGGCATTTGAACTTTGTGTTCCTGCCGCTGTGCCTGACCCTGCGCCATTCTGTTTGTCTTGTGATGATGCTACTATGAATAAAGGTGTTGTACCCGCATCTGATGGTACGTAGAAACTTTCGTTTATTACTGAAACCTCTACTCCTGGTGATGTTAAAGCCATTTTTCGTATTCTCCTTGCAAGTTACGTATATACTAGAGTTATTTATTCAATCATACGGTTTTGTTGACATAATTTACCATTTTCGAGGTACCTATATAGGTGACGTAAATAGCAACATGCGACATATTAGCAGACCTTTGTGCAAGAACTGTAAGACAAGGCCACGGGCATATGCCTACAAGCGGAATGACAAGATATATTGGCGTAGTAAATGTGATTCATGCATAAGGAAAAATGCTGGCAAGAAGATAGGAGGCGTCACTCCTCTTCAAAGGTCAGGCTACAAAAAGCGTAGGAAATGTGAGTTATGTGGCTTCAAAGCACAGCACACTAGCCAATTGGACGTCTTTTTTGTAGATGGAAATTTAAGAAATGTCGCTGAAACTAATCTAAAAACTGTTTGCGCCAATTGCCAAAGGTTGGGTGCTATCCGTAGATTGGGATGGCGTGTAGGCGATCTTGTTGCTGACGATTAAGTCGTCGACTTTTGCATATAACTCTTCTTTAGTACCGTCGTTTTCAATAGTGTAATCAAAGTTCCAACCCATCCAATCCCACTCGGATTTATGAGCACCTTTTTGTTGCATTTCTTCTACACTTGGCAGTTCGCCACGTTTTACAAGTATAAGTTTGCCACCTGATTTTTGTATCATTTTCAGTTCATTCTTGAACCTGGTATCTGCTATTACAGTTGGAGTACCGTTGTATCTCATTAGACAACTGTCTATCCAGATTGTATCAAGCATTTGTCCACGCATTACTTCTGTCCCGAAATATTGCATCACCCATCTTGGCGTTACCGGCTTTCCAAATTTGTCACTCCAAAACTTGTCAGGTTGTTCTCTCCAGTGCCTGCTTGATTCTGTCTTGCCTTCAAGCATTTCCCTGTCCCAATTGAACATGAAACTTACGGCATCCTTAAGGCTTTTAGCAAATGAATCTTTTCGAAATCCGTGTTTCTGTTCCAGCCTATCCGCAACAGTGCCTTTTCCGGAACCTATTAATCCTACTACGCCTATCAACATAGTGTTATTATACTATTTTTTCAATCGTTTTTCAATCTCTTTCTTAGCCTCTTGCACAGTCTTTAACATGGTAATTCTGAGATCTTTCTTTTGTTGCTTCAAGGCCGCAAGACTCATATTTTCTATGTCTTGCACTACATCTTCTAACTCTTCTAGTGTTAGGTCAGAATATTTTTTATAATTGGAGTCTGTCATGACTCTTTTATTTAAATGCTGTTTGTAGGTTATTAACCAATAACAAAACTGTGTGGAGTTCCACCTTCGGCAAAGTTGCCAATTTCGTTATCTAGTCTTTCCATTTCAGCAAGTCCTTGCTGTTTCAGTTCAGCACCGTTAAGTGTTGTGCCACCTTGTGGTCCTGCTATCTGCGTAAACTTGCCTCTTGCTTCGCCCAACATAACTTTGGAAACTGCAAGTGTGTAATCTCTGATCCAGGGTTTTGCATAGATGTCTTTGAATAATGTTATGTCTGGTCTAAAATTATCTGTATGCATCAATATTGTTTCATCATCTGCCCTAGGTCTTTGCGTGATTGTAAGTTTTTTAGTTGCTACATCAAAGTGGAATTGTATGAAACTTCCAAACATTTTTCCAACCAACTCTTGATAACTTGCAAAAGCGTAGTAAGTTGCCAATCCACCTGTTGCACCTGCCCTTAGGAGATAGGTATTTGTGTATGCCAAATTGAATGGTTCGAAAAGTGTACCACCTTCACCGCCTTCTGTCCTGGATCCAACAGTTCTTCTGTTAAGGTTTCTCACATTGATTATTTCATTTGGCAAGATGTATGAATTTTGATTTTTCTTCAAAGTTAAAAAAGCGTAGGATTCTTCGACTGCATTTGAACTACGCTGTCTGTATCTATCGATTGCCCTTGTAAGAGCCGTTTGATAGTGTTTGGGATCGAGCTCTACGTCGATCATTCCCTCACCAAGGTTATTTTTAACGTAATCGAATATTTCTTGTTGACCTGTTTGCAGTTCTGACATACACATATTTATAGCCGTTGCCTGCACAATAAATATGTGTGATATGCCAAGATTATCCATTTTCAAGCCTGAAAAGGGCAGTGACTATAAGTTCTTCGATCGTAACATCAAGGAGATGTTTACGGTAGGTGGCACTGATCTACATTTCCACAAATACCTAGGTCCTTACGATCAGGGGGAAACAAACAAGGACGGTGATGCTAGTCCAACTCAACCACAGTATTCGGGCGATAGTTTAAATGAAAGGACCATTCAAGATTTACTCTTTTTAGAAAATCGAGACAGGAAATACGACTCAGATATCTATACAATCAGGGGGATTTATAACGTTCAAGACGTTGATTTTAATCTAAGTCAGTTTGGTATGTTCTTACAAAATGACACACTATTTTTGACCGTGCATTTGAATGATTCTGTTGAAAGATTGGGCAGGAAGCCTATGAGTGGCGATGTAATAGAATTTCCTCACATGAAAGAAGATTACTCATTGGATGAAACTATTCCAATAGCATTGAAAAGATACTATGTTGTAGAGGACGTAAACAGAGCGGCTGAAGGATTTTCGGCAACATGGTGGCCGCATTTACTAAGACTAAAATTAAAGTCTTTGGTAGATTCACAGGAATACAGAGATATTTTGGGAGATGCAACCACAGAAAATTCTCTTGCAAGTTATATGTCAACTTTCAACAGAGAAAAAACTATTTCGGATCAAGTTCTAGCACAGGCAGAAGCAGATTCGCCAAAAGCAGGTTTCAACTACAAACAGTACTATGTTGCACCTATAGACGAACGTGGCAACATCAGGACTGATAATGTAAACACCGAGGACCAACGAGTAAGCATGGACAAGACTGTAAACGCTACAATCGATACTCCTGCAAGTTCTCATTATGGATTCTATCTCGATGGTGATGGAGTAGCGCCAAACGGAAACCCAGCAGGCTTTGGCATTAGTTTTCCTAATTCAAATGTTGATCAAGGCGACTATTTTTTAAGAACAGACTTCCTACCAAACAGATTGTTCCGTTACGATGGCAACAGATGGGTCAAGGTAGAAGACTCTGTAAGAATAACGCATTCTAATACTGACACTAGGTCAACACAAAAAACCGGATTTGTTAATAACACATCAACAGATACGATAAATGGATTAACAGTAGACCAAAGACAGTCGTTAGAAAACGCACTTAAACCAAAGGCTGACAATTAATGCTACATTTTTATTCAGGGCAGGTAAGAAAGTTCTTAACGCAATTTATGAGAATTTTGAATAATTTTTCTGTTGAAACAGGAAGAGGTAGCGATAATCAGATAGCGTTACGTCCGGTGCCTGTAGTATATGGTGATCCAACAAGGCAGGTAGCAAATATAATACGTAACAATAGTGAAAATGCATTAAATTATGCTCCTAAAATTGCTTGTTATATTCGAGAATTAAATTACGATAGGGAAAGAATGCAAAATCCTTATCATGTTGAAAAACAACATTTGCGTGAAAGAGATGTTGATTCGGACGGAAACTACACCAATCGTTTAGGTGCAGGATATACTGTTGAAAAGGTCATGCCATCGCCCTTTAGATTAGAAGTCACAGCCGACATTTACAGTTCTAACACTGATCAAAAATTACAAATATTGGAACAGATTTTATATTTGTTCAATCCAGATTTTGAAATCCAAAAATCAGACAACTACATAGATTGGACAAGTTTGAGTTATGTCGAGTTAAAAGACATATCATTTAGTTCGAGGACCATTCCGGTAGGTGCCGACACAGAAATAGATGTCGCTACAATGACTTTCAGTATGCCGATATGGCTTTCTCCTCCGGTCAAAGTTAAAAAATTAGGTGTAGTACAAAAGATTATTATGAGCATTTACGACGACGACGGTGGATTCAACAAAGGTTTAATAAGCGGACCTTTGCTTTCGCAAAGTTTTATTACACCAAACAATTTTGGATTATTAGTGACGGGTAACCAGTTAAGATTGCTTGGGACAACAGGGGTCAATGTCAAATCGGGCGGAGATGGATTTCATACCGGAGCAAAAGATCCCGGACTTGCAGATCCTTTCGAAACTTTTGGACCACCTGTGAATTGGAAAGTGTTGTTAGATCAATACGGCAAGGTTGTAAATGGCACGAGTCAGATAAGATTGAAACAAAGTGATGGTACAGAAGTGATAGGAACCATTGCTACAACAACTTTAGATGATACAATTTTATTATATACGATAGATTCAGACACTATTCCTGCTAACACATTGACCGCGGTTAAGAAAATAATAAATCCCACAACGTTTGCTCCAACAAGTCCTGCA